GTGCTTGAACCACTACACGATATGCTTCCTGCATCCGTACCCCCACCGGAACTACGAAAAGCCATTGCGTTAAAACCAGAAAGAGCATTATTTATAATAATACCATTACCACTAATCATCATCTCTAAAGCAGCTAATGAATTTTCAGTGTTAGCTACATTACCTATACGCACTCTTTGTGCATTTACAGCTCTCCACATCCTGTTTGCACCAAGAACATCGTTTTTACTTTGAGAGGTAGTGCTACTATTGTTGCCAAATTCTATTCCATCAGTTCCATCACTAGAATTTACTGCAGGCACTACACAGACAGCTGATCCTTGTCCAGAAATTTCCATAGTGTCAGTAATGGTTCCGTCTAACACAGCACCTAACGATAATAGTCCGTGTTCGTTACCATCAGCTACTGTTGTAGCTTGAGTTTTTATCCTACCGAAAACTAATTGTTCGTCATTATCGTTTTCCATTTGGAAGTCTATTTGACCTCCTATATCATTATCTGCCGCACTAGCTGTGGTTCTATTAAGAATTAATTTAGGAGAAGCATTTGCATCAGCTTCATTACCATTTAAAGTTGTGGTGGTTCCTGCAATGACAACACTACTTACAGCAGCACCAGCTGCTATGGTTTCTAAAGTAAGTTGTCCGTCCTCTGTGCTGTCTGTAACATCTAGTGCAGTTGTTGTAATTTTACCAAAATCTAGTTGTTCGTTATTATCATTTTCCATTTTAAATTCTATCTGACCACCCACATCATTATCTGCAGGACTATCAGTTGTTCTATTAAGAACTAATTTAGGACCAGCATTTTCATCAGCTAAATTTGAATCTACCTGTAAAGTAGTAGCGTTTGTACCACTAGCTAATGTTACACCTGTATCAGCTACATGAGTTAAAGTTACGTCAGCATCAGCGCCAAGTTTTATTATTGCGCCATCGCTATTTAATAAAACATCATCACCAACGGTTAAATCATCATCTATAAACAAATCAGGGATGGATAGGTCTTGTAAAGCATCTACTACAGCAGCGCCTGAACCTGCTCCGTCTGAGTACACTACTTTAGTTTGCCCATTGGCTATGGTTACATTTGCTCCAGAACCTTGCGATATAGCTATATTTTGTGAGCCACTAGTAGCATTTTCTATAAACCAAAGTTTACTAACCGTATTGGGTCCAATAGTAATTGTACACTCCGAATCTAGTGTACCCGTATATTTTAAGAATATAGACCTACCGGGGTCAGTAGAACCATCAGCTATTGTAGTAGTGTGTGTATCAGCATTAGTTGTTATGGCTTCAGTGCCAAAGCTAAATGCTTCTGCTATTAATTCTAAATTAGTATTAGTGGTTTGCCCCCATGTGGTTGACTGCTCACCATCTCCTATTTCTTCAAGTCTTAAATCATTTACAAACGTACTTGCCATTGTATTATCCTATGCTGCTATATCTTTCCAATTTATTGATTGTGAGTCATTTACTGCAGAATATGTTACTGACTGTGAGTCATCTACTGCAGAATATGTTACTGATTGTGAATCGTTTATGGTAGACCAAGTAATTGTCTGTGAATCATTCACCGCAGAATATGTTACTGATTGTGAATCATCTACTAATCCCCAAACTAAAACACCCTGTATTCCTCCTGTAGCCTCAACACCTGTAACAACCGCATTTGCATCACCACTAACTGTTACACTACCCACAGAACTAGCACCAGCTAATCCAGTGACATTTACAGTCATGCCAAGTTTTATGCTAACATCGCCAACTTGTCCTGTTCCGTTTACACCTGTTACGCTTACAACAAAATCAAAACTAACAGTAACGGAACCAACAGCTCCCGTGCTTGAAACACCAGTAGTGCTTACAGTTATACCTGTTCCTTCAACAACGGTGACAGAACCAACAGCTCCTGTGCCTGAAACACCAGTAGCGCTTACAGTTATACCCGTTCCTTCAACAACGGTAACAGAACCAATAGCAGAAGTACCAACTACTCCTGTAACACTAACAGATGTGTCGGTTTGTCCGTAAGGACCACTATTCCAACCACCTCTTCCGTAACCTGTTAAAACACTCACTGTATTTAAGCTATCCGTATGATTGCATTACTTGCATCAGCTGTAGGAAAAGAAACAGTAAAGTCTCCTGAACTAGATGCTTTATCACCACCAAAATCTAAAACTAATACCGAAGTATCTCCAGAAGTATCTTCGTTAAATATTAAAGCGCCTCTAGCTGTAATAGTGCTACTAGAAAAAGTAGTATCAGCAAAATCAGTAAAAGCTGTCGTACCACTTGTGCTAGGGTCTACTCTGGTTAACGTATTACCTTTAGCTGAATAACCCGTGCCACTAACTTCATTACTTGTAGTGTATGCTGTAGTGCTTGCACCTAAACTAGCACTGGAGGTATATAAAGCTAGTTTAAATGTACTACCACCACTATTTAAAAAATTATGTTTACCTTCTAATAATTCTTTTTTAAAAGAGGTACACATTGCTTGTGTAATCGCCATATTAAATATCCCTTATGTTTTTAGCTATATCAGCATGTCCTTGTTGTTCTAAAATTACTTTTATTGTTGACCGTTCACTTTGCCTTACCTTATGAAAATAATCTATTAATAGAGCTTTTATGTGGTCTCTATATGCAATCGCCTGTTCCCGTAAAGGCATAGGTGTATCTGCAGATATGGCTACAATTCTTTGTACTGCTAATTCTGCCCACTCTTCTGCATCCATACCTCTATTTTTTGTAGTAACTACAGTTGGAGTGCCTACGTTTGCTTCTACATTTATATTAAACAACTGCTCTTCTTCCTTGTCCTGCTCTATAAGTATCGTTACGATTTCTGTATTCTGCTAATTGTTTTAACATTAACAACGCTTCATCATATCTTTTTTGATATGCTGCCATTACATCAGGCTCACCTTTTTCAAAAGTATAAGCCTCTAAAATACTACCGTATAATAATACTGAGTCAAAATTATCTCCTAGCCAACTTGTGCCACTAGATGCAACTGTAATTGATTCAGGGTAATAATAGTAATGTAGTTCTACTGTATAATTAGCATCAGGTGTTGGCCCTAATATTAAAGTAGTATCATCAAACAAACCGTAATATTTAGGTAATGCTTTGTTTGAAGCTGCTAATGGATAGGCTTCTCGTATAAAGTTAACATCCTTATTGATTACATAATTATAATTACTACTACCGTCTAATACAGCAAGAGAAAACGTATCTAGCCAATCGTCTGGTAAAGTTAAATACTGATTATCTGCTGTTAAAGACCCAGTTACATTCTTACGTAAATTTGCTATTTGAACTGTATTAAATATTCGCTGTTCTGCTTGTGTAATAAACACATTAATATCAGTCGTAGTAAATTCATTCTCTACGTATGATTGTATAGCTGTTTTTAAACTTGCATAATTCATAATTATTAATCTGAATTTTTACTAAATCCAGTTCCTTTAGTTGCTGCTCCAGTGCCACGAGTTTTTTGTGTTTGTGTGTTAGGTATATTGTTAGGATACCCATACATTTTAGGAACTGGGACAGGTTTTGGTTGTTCTGATTCTGTTTTTACATTTGGTTCTTTCATATTAGACTCCTATGATGTTGTAACTGTAACTGAACCTATTTGCCCAGTTGCTTTTAAATCGTTTGGTGTTAATCCATCGTTATCATTAAATCCTACCGGTGAGAAACCCCATTGAAAAACTCTACTGCCAACATTGGTAGCAGAACTTTCAAAAGAATTATCTGGGCGTGGCCTTCTTACAGCTTGAGGATCATCTACAGGATAGATGCCTATAAAGTTTTGTGGATGATCTGGTTCGTAGCAAGTAGGGCATACCAAGATATTTGTTTTTTTAGCGCGAATAAATATCTCTTTTAGCTGTCTTAATTTGTATCTAAACCCACATCTATCACACTCTGCAATAGTATATTTAGCTGATGCAAATTTTTGAGCCATGCTAACTCACATAATATATCTGCGGTGTTATTAATAATGATGCTTTATCACGATCTTCATCTGAAGCAAGTAACCAAGCCTCATCATACATCTGTTTTAAAACAGGTACACGTTGCTCAGAACCCGGTATCTTCATAGATAAATAATAGGCTAAACCTGCAACCATACAAGGTAAAAATCTAAATGGTACATCCATCGTGTTAAATCCTTCTCCAGCATCTAAAATTCTACGTAATCTATAATATACAAGTGTATATGTGGTAGAACTATCGGGAACCGGAAAGAAAGTAACAGTAGGGTTTTGAACACCGCTTGATTCAGTGGCCCCACTTTTACGATCTATATATACCTGAGTTGGTCTACCCGTAGAATTTTTATTAGGTATAGCAGCATAACTAGAAACAGATATTCTAGTTAGAACTAGGTCAGACTGTGTTGTGCCTGACCCTGTTCTAATAAAATGCTCTATAAGATCTACTGTATCAACTGGAAGGTTATAGGTTGAAGTGCCTGATGTTAAGGCTTGAGTTCCTTCTTCTACCGTCCACAAATTAATCCCTCTATTTGCCCATTCAGCAAAAAGTAGATTTAACGAGCGTCTTGCTGTTTTTAAGTCATAACCTGACCTAAGTTCGGAACCAGCTCTTTCAAAAGCCTCTTCCACTATTTCTGTTAAATCTAAATTAAATGTAGCTGTAGATGAAGTAGTCATTTATATTACCTATACCATCCTGCCTCTAGTCTTACCCTTCCTAGCTATACCATCTATAGAAGATTTCTTCATAGCTACTTTTTTGGTAGTTTTTACCTGACCGCCTCTTTTCATGCCAACTTTTTTGGTAGCGCCCATCATACCACCACCCATTTTACCAGCGACCTTTTTAGTAGTACCCATCATACCACCACCCATTTTCTTTTCTATCATGCCGCCACCACGCATTTTTTTCATCATGCCGCCACCACGCATTTTTTTCATCATACCACCAGCTCTTCTACCAGCTACTTTTTTAGTAGTACCCATCATGCCTCCTTCAGCTCTGCTAACAAATTGTTTTGAACGACTGCCCTTACTTAAAGTTTTTACTCTAGTATCTACAGACCGTGCCTGTCTTTTTTTAGCAGCTTCTTCTTCTTTTTTCCTTCTTTTAGCCGCTATGGTAGCTCGTCTTTTAGTAATAGCTGGTTGTGTCTTAGTAAATTGTCGTACAGATTTTTTAGCTAAGTCTAGGTTGCTTTCTTTACCCGCACCAATTTTACGGCCTTCCATTTCTTTTCTAATCATACCGCGAGTTCTTCTAGCCGCTTCCCCAAAACCTTTAGTGCCTCCCACAGCCTTTAGTCCTGTTCTAACTTTTGAAGCGGCTCCAGCTGTAGGAGCTAAACTCAAAGCACCACCAACAATTCTTCCTGCCGTTTTCTTTTGCCTTGCTAATTTATCTTGTGCTGCTTTTGTATCACCAGCTACTCGTGTTTTTCTTGCTCCAATATCTTTTTTGTA